TGTTAAAGGCACACGTGAAGCATTTAATGCTAGGAATGACAGATACATTTTTGAGAAACTTGCCACAAAGTTTGAGGCAGACAAAGACATTATTCAGTTCTTTGTAGCAAACTTTGCGTATGGTAATGGTAATGCAATCTATGAAGGTAAGGAAGCCATCGATAACCTTACTGAGTGGAATAGACGCAAACAATCTATCACTCAAGTATTTGTTAACGATCTCGCTAAACTATTGACGTATGTGGAAGTTAATAAGCTACCAACAAGTGCAATCTTTAACTTTACAGATGATGAATACCCAGTTGCGTTGAAGCTGTTCATCGGTGGTCAAATAAGTATTGAGACACTTAGAATTATCGACGATCGACATCCAATTGTTGATATGTGGACAGGAAACTCAGCTGTTCAGAACATTTGGAGTAACGAACTGTTGCGAATTAAAAAGTTGACAGGATTCGTGAAATACGATAAGATTAAACTTAAAATGATTTTTACACACTTCATGGAAGAAATTGCAGAGTAATACGATGGGCAAGACTTACACTCAATCGAAGCGATTCGATGACGAATCTGGTGGGCGTTCAGGAAAGCATGCCAGACATGCCAACGGTAAAAAAACTGGTGGTATGAGAACGCTAAATAGTTATGTTGAAGAAGATTATGACATCAACGCCGATGATTTCGACGATGAGTTTGAACTTAATGATGAAATTTCAATACAACATAATACTAATACAAAGTAAATACTAAGGAAAATACTAAAATGGATATTCAAAAACTACGTGCTATGCGCAACTCTGATTTCGGTGCAATCTCTAACGCATTCGAAAAAGTAGCAAACCCTCAAACTGAAACCAAGTCATACAACGACGATCGCTTCTGGCGTCTCGAAGGTGATAAAGCTGGCAATGGTACTGCCACTTTGCGTTTCCTCCCACGTGTAGAAGGCGATGAACTCCCATGGGTTCGTATCTTCTCTCACGGTTTCCAAGGTCCAACTGGTAAATGGTACATCGAGAATTCTCTAACCACTCTTGGTGAGAATGACCCTGTCGGTGAACTCAATACTCAGCTGTGGAACTCTGGTTCTGAAGCCAACAAAGAAATTGCACGTAAGCAAAAGCGTAAGCTAAGTTTCACTGCTAACGTCTTGGTTGTGTCTGATCCAAAGCACCCAGAGAACGAAGGCAAGGTATTCTTGTTCAAGTTCGGTAAGAAAATCTTCGATAAGATTATGGACAAAGCACGTCCTACATTCGAGGACGAGAAGCCAGTGAACGTGTTTGATTTGTGGGAAGGTGCTAACTTCAAGCTGCGTATGCGCAAGAAGGATGGTTATGCTAACTATGATGAATCTGCATTCATGGAGCCAGCTCCAGTTTCTGACGACGAAGACACTCTGTTGAAGATTGTCAATAGCCAGCACAAGCTGTCTGAATTCACTGATCGTAAGAACTTCAAGTCTTATGATGAGTTGAAGAAGAAACTGAATGAAGTTTTGTCTGGTGATTCTTTTGCACCTAAGAGTGCAGCTGAAATTGCTGATGAGCCTCGTTCTGCGCCAGCACCTGCTTTCACTGCGAAAGCTGCACCACAACCTAAGTCTGATGTCTCTAACCAAGACGACGATGAAGATGTGATGTCTTATTTCCAGAAAATTGCCAACGACGAGTAATCACTTCTGAGAAATGATTAAAGGGAGCCTTGCGCTCCCTTTTTTATTATGCGTATCGTGCTCGACTATCAACATATCTTGTAGCTGACGAATCTTGGTTACGAATCGGAGCACGGATATTTTGATTTTGTGTAGTGTTATTATTGGTTGGCGCATTAACAACAGTAGTACCACCAGCTTGTTGAGCAGGAACAGCAGCTGCAGCATTATCAGCAGACTTCTGATCGACAGTAGAAGCAGAAGTTGGAGCAGGCGCTTCTGGTGTTTTAGAACCACCACTATCACTCTTAAACGGATAGAATGGACCAATAGCCACTTCTTTACCGATAACAGGAATCTTGAATTTGATTTCTGGGATACCAATGTTCGATATTAGCGATAAGATGCTGTCTCTCATGCTTGTGATAAAATCTATGTATGGCTTAATCACATGGTCATTAATCCATCCAGCCATATCACCAATAACTTCTTTAATCTTTTCTTTATCAAATAATCCGAATGTCAAGAAGTCTACGATACCAGCAAGACCTGCGATAAGTGCTTTACCGATGTCACCAGTTTCCATATATTCATCGAAACCATCCATAATACCTTCGAATAGTGCACCAACGATCATACCGATGGCGAATACTTTGCCAAGAGATTTCAGAATATTCGCTGGGCTGAACAAAGACTTAATGGATTTCATAAACCCTTCGCCTAAAAATCCAGTGATCATATCCATCAACCCACCAGAACCCTCAGCTTTTTCTGGTTTAACTTTCTCAGCCTTACCAGCACCACCACGAGTGTTTTCTTCAATTTTAGTTAGAAGATCAGACATCTGCTCTTGATTCTTCGCAGACTCCATCTGCATTTCTTCGTTCTGTGTATTCTCAGCAGCAGTCTGTGTTGGTGTTTTCTTAGCAGCATCAGGGTTAACAGACATAACTGGTGTTGGACTGAATACATTGGTTGCCACATCAGTAGCTCCATAGGCATCAGTTAACATATTCTTTTTATCTAAAAGAGCCTTACCTGCTTGAGTGTTCGCCATCTGTTCATCAGATAAACCAGTCTTCTTCTTAAACTTTTCGATCTCAGCTTCGTGGGATTTGATATCTTTAGATGCTTTGTATGCACGTTCAGCGTTTTCGTTACTATCGTCGCCACCAAGAGCACGTTGTTTTTCTCTAAACTTACTCTTTTCGATAGCTTTATTGAAGATACCACCGACGTTTAGAGCGCCCATAACGGTACGCCCCAAACCACCACCAAGACCTCCACCTAGCTTTTCTTTCAAACTTTCTTTCTTTTGTTTGAAAGACTCGCCTAACTTCTGGAACACATTACCTTGAGTATCCATTAGTTTAGCCATATCAGCAATATGCGCTGACTCGATACGCCACTCACGTTCGTAGTCTTCTTGTTGTTTGGCTCTGCGCTTGGTAGTCTTCAGTTGGTCTTCTAGAGTTGAGAGGATTCTCTCTTGAAGGTCTCCTCCACCACCAGATGTCATCTGTCTAGTCTTTTCAGTATCCTTGGATAACTCTAGCAATTTCTTAATTGAAGATAGTTCTCCGAGAGAAGCCTCTTGTGCAGCAAGTAACGCACCGAAGCCCTCATTGGTAGAGGCGGTGTTTTGTCTAATGCTTGAATTGACTGAACTGTTACTTGTTCTTTTTGGCATCTTTATCTCTTCTTAGATTCTAATCGTTGTTTTTCTTCTTCTAGATACTGAATTAACATGTGCACATAAATTTCACGTTCAAAGGGAATCATTGTTTCCAACTCTTCCAAAGAATACTTGTGGTACTGCATCAGAGCGAAGTTCATTTTATAGAAATTTACTAAACTCTCATGACACAGGTTTATTAAAAAAAACTTTGCATGCCCTCCAGGGCTGCTGTGTGGTGTTTACCACAAATAGGGCAATCATACTCAACCACTTTTCTAATCTTAGGCATAGTGGTAAAGAATGTTTGCAGGTTCTTAAACTGCTCAGAAGTCAGATTACCCAAGAACTGGAGAATATCTTCTTTGCTCTGTTCTGCTGCATAGTGTAGATCGTCACCCTGATAGATGATATCAACACAGTCAGCGATAACATCGAAAATAGCATCGATGTCTTCTGTATCTAACTGTTCCAGCTTAGCCAGAACTTTCATAGAAGGATACTTCATAACAACGCCAACGTCTTCAAACAATTCGATTTTGTTGGTATGTTCTTTTGGAATTTCTACTTCTAACTTAGAGATGTCGATAGAGATCTTTACTTTAGCCTTATCGTTCTCACCACCATGATCCACATCACATGGGAACAAAAGTTCAACAGTTTCTCCCACAGACTTAGCACGAATCTGAGTAAAAATATACTCGATATCGAATATCGCTAGTTTATCTACATCAATCTTATCAGTTACACATCCCTTAATAACACCCTTCAGAGTATCAACCATAACATTAAGGTCTTCTGATTGTTGGGCGATAAGAAGAGCCTTCTCTTCTTTCACTAGAAATGGTCTAAATTTTACATTCAATCCACTTGATGGCACCTTCAAACTATATGTCGGTGTTGCCATTATTGGTAAAGCCATGATTACTCTCCTTGCATTTTCTTGATCATTTTGTTTAATTCAGCAGTGCTACCCACGAAGATAGCATTGTTGGTCACTTTATCACCACCTTGCTTGACTGCTCCACCTTTTGGTGCGTCTAGCTTGGCTTTTTGCTGGTGAATATCCATCAATTGTTGATTCACATCAGCTAGTTGTTTCATTAAGTTACCCACTACCTCGAAGGCACGTGGGTGTTCAGATTGTTTAGCCACTTCTAACGCATGTGTCAAAGCAGCTTGTCCTGTAGACAATAACTCACGAAGATTGTTTCGAGTGACATCATAGTCGTTCTCGATTCTATCATTAGACTCAGGAATTACTTCACCGTCTTTCGCAATCACTTCAGTCTTCGACATTGGTACAACGTCGAAGATCTCAGACAAAGAATCATCAAGTTTCATATTGTTTAATCGTTTCTAGTGTTTCTAGTTGGTGGGTCACTTGGATCGAGTCCGAGTGGCGCAGCTGCAACTGGAGTTGGGGTTGATAGAACTGGTTTTGGGATTGGTGCTGGCGCAAGAACGCTAGGTGTTGGAGTTGCGCTTGGTGTGTTGGCTCCGCCATTATTTGCTCCTGCTAGTTTCTCTTGTGTACGACCCATCGCTGCGATACCTAGAACAGCACCCATAGCTACGTGGAACAAGCCTGCTCCTTGTAGAGTTAGTGGTTGCCATTGTGTAATTGGTTGCTTCAATAAAGTTTGAGCCAAACTCCAAAGAATAGGGAATAACATAAAGTCCGCAGTACAAGTAGCCATGTACATCCAACCCATCATTGGACGCCACTTGGAATTCATCCAGTCTTCTTTTTTCTGTTCGCTTGCGCTTAGTTTTGTTTCTTCTGCCATAGTTATCACCCTTTAGAATTTTAGTTTTGAAGTGAAGCCTGAAATTTTATTCTGCAGTGCAGGCAACTTTGTCACTGCATAAGCGCCAGCTGTACCAACTGCGAAATTCATTAGCTTATCACGCAACGCATTTCTTGGTAGTCCATCTGGTAATAATGTAGGTGGATTGTTTGAAGTTTCGAACCACTTGTATGCTATCGATACGGATAACTTCATAACATCTCTAGACGCATAATCTAACTGTACAGCTCCCACGCTTTTTGGGTAGCATTCGTGTAGGTCAACCCAATATGTTGGTTGTCCTGCCCCATCTTGTACTTCGATGGAAATATCAGTAACATACTTATCATAGTAGTTAAAATTACGAGTTTTTGGATCGTAGATATGGTTTTGCCATTCATCGAACAGCTGCTTAACCTGCATATCTTTGTCTACATAGAAAGACAGATTGATATGCTCATACAATTTCTCGTATGGAGTTTCTCTAAACTCACCATATGTTCTGTTCTGCGTTGTAGAGAAATTAGTCCCTGGAAGTTGAACTTGATCGCAGAACATTAGAGCCTTTTTGGTAACATCATTATTGAATACCATCGGGACAGTCATTACGACTGCATAACGATTAGTTCTAGCTAATCCATTGCTCTTGACTGCTGCTGTAAATTCTTTGATAGTTGCCATTATAGTTTTTTAATTTTTCTTCTGGATTCTTCCCAAACTTTCTGCTTGCTTGCACCGACGAATTGTTCGACAGGTAGTAACATAGCAGTAGCCCAGTCGTTGGAATCGACTCTTCTGAATTGGCTTCTTACGTGTCCAGTTAAATACTGTTTGACACAAGGTTGGGCTGCTTTGAATTTAGAAACACCATCAATCATAGCCCACGAATACTTTAATCTAGTGGTCTCATCTAATCTAGCATTAGACTTAAACGCCAGAAGATTATCCAATAGCTGCATACGAAGGACATACGGCAAGTAGTGCATATTCAAACCATAGAACCCATCAGCTGTTTTTCTGAATGGGAAAACTAGAGGGAATCTATCATAGTATGGCAAGTCTTCTTTAGTCTTAGGGTCATAAGCGTACATGTACAAATTCCCTGGAACCAGTGTAGTTGTCAGAGCACTTACGTCTCCATTTAACACTTTCTTTGGGGTGAGTTGTTGCTTAGCCAGTTCTCTGACTTGTGTGTCGAACCAACTTCTAGATCTCTTAACCGCAGTTAGTAGATCGTATTGGTTACGTTCGAAGACGTCTTGCATTGGTGGTTTTTTAGCCATAATCTTATTTAGGCTTCTTCAGTCCAAGTTCATACTCAGTAATAATCTTGAATTCCCACTTACGATCGAGGCAGTACTGTTTCGCTGCAGCCCACTTTGCTTGATTTTTGATATAGGTATAGGATTCTGTCAGATACTTCTTGGTATTTCGACCTGGAAATACTGGTGGTTCACATTGTTGTGCTGGCTTAACCTCTACGAGATATATCTTTAACACATCTCCAGTTGTAGCCACTTGGATCTTAAAATCCACGAAATAACGATGGATTTTGTTGTCTGTTGGACAACGATAGGGGATAACTGTCTCTTCTGAACTCCACTTAACCACTTTCGGGTTCTTATCACACCAATTTGCAAATTGAGTCTCCCATGAAGACCTCATAATGATATTAGATGGGTCTCCTGTGTACTTTTCTGCAAAGACTGGAACGAACTTTCTTTTATGGAACATAAATAAGTAATTAGGGAATAAATAACACCACCTTTATTTAGAGAAAATATGTCACTCTTTTCAGACGCCAAAGCTGCGTATAACACCGCCAAAGAAGGTGTTAATAACTACGCTAAAACACTACAAAACCCAGCTAACCTTTACACTGCTAGAGGTAAGGCTTCTCCATTCCAAGATGGAAAGTATGACATTAAGAATCACTCTTACCCATCGGATCTGATGGCTGCAGATGGTCGTTATGGTGGTAACTACGCTATGTTCTACATTAACGTAGCAACAGACTCTAAGTTATTCAAGGATAAGAGTGTCCAAACAGTACAAGATTATGCTCCAAGAGATCGTGGTGATTTGATTGGACAGAATATGTCTAAAGCTGGTTTAGTTGGTTCTAATGCAGCTGTTATTGGTGTTGAGGCATATGCAGCTAAGAAATTGGGTATAGGTTCTGGTGGTGTTAACGCTGCCGCAGCAGCCACTGCTACAGTTGGTGTTGGTGTTGCTGCTACTATGGCTCCAGACGCAAAGCGTTCACAACGTAGATTAAAAACTGCTATCGCCCTTCACATCCCAAACCAGCTATCTATTCGCTATGGTGTTCAGTGGTCTGAAGACGACACATCTATGCTAGCTATGGCAAACGCAGCTGGAACTGAAATTGCCAAAGCCGTAACAGGTAATGGTAAGTTAAAGGAGACTGCTGGTGTGGCTCAAGCTGTTATTACTAACCTAACATTAGCGCATGGTCCAAACGCAGCTGGAAATTCTGCTGCTCTTGGATTAGCAGCAAACCCTAAGAAAGAACAAGTGTTCAAAGGTGTTGATTTTAGAACATTCTCTTTCGACTACCAATTCTTCCCTCGCAACCCACAAGAGGCTAAGAACGTAATGAACATCATCCAAGAATTCAAGTACCATATGCATCCAGAATTCAAGGACACTAATAACTTCGTTTACATCTATCCATCAGAATTTGATATTATGTACTATGCCAACGGTAAAGAGAATAAGAATCTACACCGCCACACATCTTGCGTATTGACAGAAGTAAATGTAAACTATACTCCAAATGGATTGTTCACTACATTCCCAGATGGACAACCAACACAAATCAACTTAACACTATCATTCCGTGAGTTGGCTCTGTTGACAAAAGATAAGATTAAGGACGGTCTATAAAATGTACTTTAAGGATTTCCCAACAGTATTATATGACTTTGATATCAACTCTAAAAAAGCAGAAGGAACACAAGCTGCTGCTATTGCCAACTTGACAGGTGGTGGTGTTGGATCTGTTACAATAACAAACCCTGGATCTGGTTATACTTCTGCTTCTGTTACATTCTCTGAGCCAGAAAATGTAGGTGTTACTGCTTCTGCAAAAGCCGTAGTGACGAATGGTGTTATCACTAACATCATTATGTTATCCAATGGAACTGGTTACGACTTGACACCAACTGTGGTTATCACCCCACCCTACGGTATCATTAAGAAAGAGACAAAAGCATTTGCGATGACAGATATCACCCGAAACATTCGTTTCCGTCGTGATATACTTTCTCAGATCACTGTTTATGACGAGTATGATATTATTGATGGCGAAACTCCAGAGATTATTGCAGAGAAAGTTTATGGTAATGCACAATACCACTGGGTTGTTATGCTTGCCAATGACATTTATGATTATAAGGCTGACTTTCCACTAACGCAAATGGCTTTAGATAAATTCGTAGAAGATAAGTATGGCGAGTATGCTGATGCTGTTCATCACTACGAAGACGCTGATGGATATATTGTAAATTCTGATGCTTCTGGCGCAGTATCTGTTTCTAATAGACAGTATGAAGAATTATTAAATGAATCCAAACGTAGAATTAAGTTGATCTCTAAAGAC